AGACCCAAGAATCTTCTTTACAGGAACCTCCTTTGAAAGAACATACAAACTGTTTTCTGTAGCAACAATGTAACAATTCTCGCAAGTAAAAACGCTTTGAATTGATGACGTATACTCGCTATCTGACTTTACAAGAAACTTTGTATTGTCTGCTTGAACTCCAATACAGCACTTCTTCTCAAGGCTATCACGAAAATAGTCAAGATATATAGGCTTATCTTCATCAACGGCTAGCTGAGCCGCCCTTAGTAAAACACTTGCGGATGGTAGAGCCATTTATTTCTATGATTTGTTTGTTCTCGTCTCTCCTAAACGCATTTTAGTGTATCTTCCATACGAAACCTTGATCGCATACATAAACTGGGTAGCTCAGGACGAGGAAGTGTTAGTAGCTCCAAAAGTCCACTCTTAATTGTTGCTCGAAGATTCTTTGCTGAAGCAGGAAGCACCTTTGCACTTTCAAAGAGAAAGTCAACATATTGCGTTGTATTTTCCTCTGTCTGTTCACTCTTTGGTTGCTTTGAGGCAATAGACATCTCAGAAATTACATCAGTAACTGATGCAGTCATGACATCTTCTGTAATAAGACTACGAACAAATAACTGAGTTAGAAACTTTGCGTAGCCGCGTCGCTTCTCCTTTTGCTTCATCCACTTAATAACCTTTTCATCATAATCTGGTTCCATCACTTGAGGATATGTAAGTGTTGTGTTGATGTCATACAGCTTTGTAAACATTCTTGCTTGCATCATAAAGTCCTCTCCAATTTCAGAAAACTCTCTATGAAAGAGAACTGCACAATCAGCGATTACTCCGGCAAACATATGCTCAGAAATAGCCTTATCAAACATTAGAGTAGTTACGCGCAGACGAAACTCTTGATCTCGCTTTCGTAAAATCTCCAATCCTTCAGGTGCTAGTTTAGATAGATTCGCTGCAGATATCTTATTTAGAATACTAAACATGGTGAAATAGTCTGCGTCACCCTTATCGCTAAGTTTGCTGACATAGGCTACAAGGCTCTTCTCTCTCCAATTTTCTGAAATACTTGGCTTAGGTTCATACTTTGGACGATAAGAGCTGTGTTTTGGTGGAGGACGAAATGGCTTGTATGCTACTGGAGTAATGCGAAGCTTTGCGATATTATCTTGAACGCTCTTTGGCAGAGAGAGCTTTGATGCGGAACGAACCGAATATACTTCTACAATTGTTAGGCTCATTGTAATAGTTACTAGTATTTCGATTCTGTTAAAAACGAATCCGTTTCATATATAGATAGATTCTACCGTAGTAGTATTACAAATGGGTTCAGAAATAGAGACCACAAAACTCCAATATTCTTGGATTCTGTGGTATCATGACCCCGACAATAAGGACTATTCTTTTGAAAGTTACATCAAGATTGCTGATATTAGCACTCCTCAACAATTCTGGACAATCGTGGACTCAATCTCAAAAGAAGCATGGGAGTCTGGTATGTTCTTCTTTATGAGACGTGGATTCAAGCCTCTATGGGATGCTGTTGAAAATGAAGCTGGCGGAGCGTGGTCTAAAAAGGTAGAAGCATCTATTGCATACACAACATTTATTGACCTAATGGTCCACTGTATAACAAATGAGTTTCTGATTCATCGCAAGGAAACTCTTGTTGGGATTACAATTTCCCCTAAAGGGCCGGCATCGATTATTAAGGTTTGGAACACGACAACAACTGTCTCAGAGAATAGCTATATTAACCCCGAAATGGTTGGATTTAAGGTTGGAGATGATGTTACGTATACAGCCCATAAAGCAAGACCTAAGTGAGTTAAAATTAATTTAAGAATAGAAAATGCTAGTATAATGGAGCAAGCTATTCCTCTGCTTTCCGGAATAGTTCATAAGCTTTACGATGATGTAACTGATAATGGTATTAAGTTAACTCCATTGCACGATGAGGTAATTAAGGTAGTTATGGTTTGCTTGATGACAGTTCTTTTTATTCAGAATCCAACAACATCCGCTTTTTTCTTAATTGTAATTTTAATATATTGGCATGCTGGTAAGATTGATTGTGATTTTTGGAAAGCGTGTATACCTATACCAATAATTACTACACTTGTAAATTATGATAAGTTTTTCTTTGTAAGTTGGATAGATAGCTTACAGAGGATATTTTTTATCATATTGATTGGAGTGTCGATGTTTGCAGAAGATAAATTATTTCCAGAAGAAACTAGTTTCAATAAGACTTGTAGTAGACTAATTATAATTGGGATATGTGCATTTATTATATGGTTAACCCGTAGTTTTTCAGCAAGAGGCTTTATTCATTCATGTTTACTCTTTGGAATTGGATATATGATCTCAAATATTGCATTTCATACTATTCATTCCGAATTTAAAGATAAAGAAGTTTCACAAGTATAACTATGAGTATTGTCGTGTGAAATTATAATGAGATACCTATTCGCAGATGGCTGGAATTCATTCTGGCATGTGGTATTTGGTATGATAGGTGGTGTATATCCTATAATACTTATACTTTTTATTCTCTATCAGCTCATAGATCCTTTTGAAAAGAACGTATGGATTGATATTACAGAGGGATTAATTGGTTATTCTATTACGCTGAGCAGTTCATTAAGCAAAGCTTGATATCTCCAAGATTTGCAATAACATATCGAATCATGAGAAACCAGTCATTCTTCATATGAATCTCAAGATTGTTAGAAAGATTCGTACACTTGGTAAAAAGGACAAGCAGGGGAAGAGAGAAGTTTCCAGTAACAATCTCATCATTTGTCTTCTTTTGTATTACAAACTCACTTTCAGAATCGCCCATAACTGTAGTGCGCGATGCGAAGTGTCCCTTGCAAGAGAATGTAAGCGAAGAGCCTACATTCTTGATTTCAACTGTCTTTGCTCCAAGAAGTGTCATATCGCGACAAATCTTTTGAAAGTCAAGTGAAGGCATCGTAATGTTCGTAGAAAACTCAGTCTCAGGAAGCTGAATATCAGGCTCATCGCGGTCAAGAAGATTCAACTTATACCGAGTCACCTGCTTCTTCTCACCATCTTCAAGCAGAATACCAAGCGAGTTAGAGTCTGAAGAATCAACGTAAAAAGTGATGGTATCATCGTTTGTCGCAGTGCGAACAATACGATAGAGGTGGTCAGTATTAACACCAATTACGAACTTAGGAGTATTGTGATTGTATTCATACTTCTCGAACTTATCTGCATAAAGACGAAAGTGAACTAGAACGGTGCGAGTATTGTCCATAGCCACCATACGAATCCCGTCCTTGTCAAAAATAAGACTCATCTCCACGAGAATGCACTTAATAGCCTCCTTAAGTGTGCGTATGGCCCCAGTTTGAACTGTCTTTGCTTCGACAATATACTCGGGCATTTATTAGACTAAAGTTGATGCGTTTAAGTATGACTTTTGTTCATCCTTAAGTTTATTCACCTTCGCTAGCGCATCAAGAATTTCATTTGAGATATTCATTTGGCGCTGTCTCTCAACCTCAGGTGACTCCTTGCCGGGAGTATTACGACGCTTAATCCAACTCTTGACTTGATTCTCGGCCTCTTGAATAGAGTATGGCAACTCAGAGATACGAAGCCTCTTCCTTGTTTCGGCGTCAGGATTGGACATCTTTAGAACAAAGTTATCCCAGCCATGTTTGGCGATATAATCCATACACCGAATTGTCCATCCGTATGACGAGCCACTGTGCCCATCGCTGTCTCCAAGAGCGATATGCATTCGCATCAACCACTCTGGTTTCTCACAGAACATAAACCCTCCATCACCCGGAACAAACTCCTTTAAATCCTCCCATGTTTCAGTCACATTGATTGCATTGAACATGTTCTTTAACATTCTTGTTGTAGAGATATCCTCCTCGCCTTTGCTGTTTTTGATAAATGAAAAGTCTCCTTTGGTTGTCATTGTAGCCTTCTACATCACATGAATATCCTCTATTAAATCCGTTTTTCATAGAACTTTCTACATTCTTCCTCAAAAGCATCCCAAAGATTTGCCGGGCTTTTCAGAAAGATTGAGTGTAATAGTTTATCCATGAGTGTGTTTGACTTATGAAATTACTTATCCATTTTGCGTTTCATCGTGTGATGCTTCTTTCTTGAAACAATACGTCCAGCTTTATTATACATTAAATTGGATTTTGTGAGACCTCCCACAGTCTTTTCAGCATTACCATGCATTACTTGCGCACGAGAACCTACCCGTTGAGTCTTCTTGTTACTCATTTATCCATAAACCTCTTTTTTTATCTCATGAGTGCCTTCGCCTATAACTTTACTTGATTCAATCACACGTTGATTTATATCGCTAAATCCATCAACTTGCCGACATAAACATGGTTGTATACCATACCATGTATCCACTTTCTGAAGTACCTTCCAACACATATCTGCATTAAATTTAGGATTTTTAAAATTGAATCCAATGCCTTTGCTAAGAGAATTTAAAGCATTAATGCGATTTTGAAGTAGTTTATCAATATAGTTTTCATTTACTAAATATGCTCCGCAATTTGCCGCATTATAAATCCTAGGAAAATTAAAGTTCCAATACCACCCACAAAGCATAATAACATCCCAGTTTGGAAGTTTAACTAATTCTTCTAGTTGCGTGTATCCTTCTTCAAAATTAAAGATTTCTAGATCATCTTCCAATACTAAAGTATTTTTCCAACCATTCTGCTTTGCTAATTTTAATACCTCCATGTGACTTTCAAGAGCGCCAAGCTGTCCGTATGAACGTTTTATTCCAGGAAATCTAACAACCTTATCTAAGGGCATTCTTGTATCTTCAAAGAACTTGTCCATAATATTTCGTCGATCATCTCTATGCTCTAAGTTAATATAGATTACTTTATCTAAAAACTCCCACATTAATATAATGTCAAGAATACTTATAAAGTTTCCAACACGCAGTAGACATGATAAGTGTGTATACACATTATCGAAATATGTAAGTTTAGCAAGTAGCATGGATACTATTCAGATTATTGTATCTGTTGATGATGATGATCATACAATAAAAAAGCATGAGATACAATCTATTCATAAAAATATAACAATTTGTTCGGGTATTTCAAATGGAAAAATTGATGCTATAAATCGCGATATACCAGATACTTCAACATTTGACATTCTACTTCTAGCCTCCGATGATATGATTCCAATTGTAAGTGGTTATGATGATATTATACGAAGTAAGATGACTCAATACTTTCCTGATGGCGATGGTGTTGTTTGGTTCAATGATAGATATAGAAAATATAAGTTGAATACACTTGTTATTTGTGGATCTAAATATTATTCACGATTTGGATATATTTATAATCCAGAATATAAGGCACTTTGGTGTGACAATGAATTTATGGATGAGGCGAACCGCTTGGGAAGACAAATATACTTTGACGATGTAATTATTGAACATCAGCATTACTTAAATAATTGGTCTTTACATTCCGATAATTTATATTTAAGAAATATTGAGTCTAATGATTCAGATAAACAACTATATAATAAAAGAAGGTTTACTAAGTATGATTTGAGTGTTTTAATTTGCACTATTTCATCTAGAACCAAATTATTTGTAAAGTTATTAAATAAACTTACGCTTCTAAAGCAATCCACAAATTTGTCTATACAAATTTTATATGATTCATCTCTTACTATGTCTATAGGACAAAAGAGAAATCTCTTACTTGATATGGCTTTGGGAACTTACTGTTGCTTTATTGATGATGATGATGAAGTAACAGATGACTATTTCAAAATAATAGAAAATTCTGGTCTTACGTATGATTGTATTTCATTGAATGGTAGAATGTATAAAGATGGAAAAGAAGATAGACCGTTTTATCATTCACTAAAATATACTCATTGGTTTGAAAATGAAGCTGGGTATTACCGGAATCCCAATCATTTAAATCCAATGAAAACAGAAATTGCAAGACAAATTAGATTTCCATTAAAAAACTTTGCAGAAGATCGTGACTTTTCCAAAAAATTGTTCGAAAGTGGATTACTTAAAACAGAATATACACATGATAAACTACAATATTTATATCTTTATGTTTCAAATAAGATAGCTCCGACACAACCACTTATTAAACATACTGTATTTACATATACTCTTCCTGAGAAAAAGACTTATATTTCGCCACAATTAATATCAAAATATCGCCCAGTAACATTTATAAGAAAATAGCTGAGTAACATAAATGCTATTTGGGTTCACTAAGCTACATCGTAATATTATATTTGAAGAACAAGATATAACTAATCTTCGAACAGTTATATCATTTTCTCTATATGGTAACGTAACCAAATACTTTCAAGGTCTAATAGAAAATTGCAAAACTATTAATCAATCATATCCAGATTTTTGGATATATGTATATTTGGGAAATGACTTTGATAGGAGCATTCTAGAGGGGAAGTTTAATGAATTCAAAAATCTGTTATTCATTGAAACTGGAAAATCAGGACATGAAGTTATGTCACATCGTTTTTTTTCAATAGATAGACCTGAAGTTGGAATCGCATTTTCAAGAGATTTGGATTCTCAAGTAAATCTACGCGATCAATATTGTATAAATACATTCATAAGCTCGCCAAAACAATTTCAGATTATACGAGATAATCCAGTTCATGCAACTGAAATATTGGGAGGAATGTGGGGAATCAAAAAAGGATTAAGCTCAAAAATTCAAGATCTATTTAATGATTTTAAAATGCATAATCCAGTAATAAAACACGGGACTGACCAAATATTTTTAAGTAAATATATTTATCCATATGTTAAATATCATGCAATCGTGTTTGATGAATATTTTCATTATCTAAAAGAAAGTCCTCAAAAAATTGTAGCACCAGTTATATATTTTCCACAAACTAATGGCTATGATTATGTTGGACGAGTTGTGCCACTATGGGGAGAAATGTATGAAATTATGTAATTTCTGTTTATCTTAAATCAAAATTGATTTCATGTTTATGAACTCAATTTTGAATTTTATTTATATATTAATTATGATCAATACCAATCTAATGCGCTTAGTTGGAGTATGCAAGACCACCCATACCAGACATCACGCGAAGGACGTTGTAGTTGAGAGCATACACGCGAACCTGAGCCGTGTTGCTGCCCGTAACCGTGTTGACTGACACTGTGAGCTGGAGCGTCGCCTTATCGATACGAGAGAAGTTGCATGTGCCTGAAGGCTGGTGCTCCTCGGGGCGGATAGCGAAGGAATAGCAGCAGATACCCGTAGAAGGCGTGCGGCAGTGGTGCTGGTAAGGTTGAACACGGTCGAAGTAGGAGCCCTCACGCTCAGTGAAGCGGTCCTGACCGTTGAGCTGGAGCTTGGCAACCTCAACAGGATTCTTGCCATCGCAGCGAATATCGGAATCAACAAGGACCTTAGCAAGAAGGTAGTTGGAGCTGCCTGTCGTAAAGCCGCTAGTAGGAGGGGCATCAGTGCTTTCATTCGTAAAGTCTGAAAGAAGAGGAACTGAAACATCCCAGTCATCAGAATAGTTAAAAGGCTGAGCACCTAAGTAACCGGCAGCAGGACCTGACATATTGCAATCGACAAAGGAGTCACGCTGAACAACCCAGTAAAGCTCCTTTACTGGGTGGTTAAAGTTGAGCTGAATCTTGTTAGAAGATGACGTGATTGACTCAGCTCCCGTATACTGAACCTGCTCAATGAGATACTCGTGAGACTGCTGAGCGAAGCGGCGGCGCTCTTCCGTGTCGAGATAGCAGTAGTCAACATAGAGAGATGCGGCTGCAATCGATCCGATTGTTGGAGTGCCGGATGAAAAGTAGCAGTTTGCGGCAAGCTCAAACTGGACGTTAACACGAACCTCGTGGTACTGGAGAGCAATGAGAGGAATTGCAACACCAGGATTGCGGCAGAACCAGAACTGGAGAGGAATGTAAAGCGTCTTGGCAGGCGTACCCGCGCGGCCAACACATGATCCCGTAATCTCTGAAGATGAACAGGCTGCATCAATCGCTGTACCGCTGGTCTTAAGGAGAACTAGGTCGGGCGTGTTACCGATGATTGAGTCGAGCGCACGCGTCGAGCCGGCCTCCGTTGCAAGCTGCGTCCAGATCTGCATCCAGTCACCATACTGGCGATCAATGCGCTGACCACCAATCTCAACCTCAACCTGCTTGATGAGGCGGTGACCAATATAGTGAAGCCAGCGAAACTTGTTACTTGAAGTCGTAGAAACCTGAGGGAGCGTGACCTGAACATACGTCTTATACATGAGATCAGCGTTACGATTAATAACAGCCGTTACGCTCTTGTTAAAGTCTGCCTGACCGTTAAACGTCACCTCAATAGACTCCATCGCGAAGTTCGTGTGGCGCTTGTAAAGAATCTTCCAGAAGGTAATCTGGGGATTGCCAGAAATATAAACGTCCTGAGCACCGTAGCTTACAAGTTGCATTAAACCACCGCCCATTTTGTTGTTATGATTTACTGCAAGAAAAATTTCTACGACAAAAAAAGTCGCACACGACCTCGAATGTTTACTATTTACAAATGAACTTCTGGCTGTTTCCATTTGCTAACCCAATTCTTAATACAGTAATACGTGGATTCTCAATTGCTTTAATTTCAGTATATGGCTTTCAAACATCATGGTATAATGGATATTGGTTAGCAATACTCCATGATATCATTTCATTAGTTTTAATTCGTAATTTAGTTTAGTTACCAGTAGATCCAAATCCACCTGCTCCACGATTATCAGGAGCTGCTGGAAGATCATTTAGGTTATTTACAAAAATAATATCCTTCCATGGAAGCCAATTGTGCTGAACTACCTGAAAAAGGCGACGTCCGCGCTCTATTACATACTCTGATGATCCAGATACACAGTCAACACGCGCAATAAGCTCACCTCGATATCCTGCGTCTGCTAGTCCAATCTGGTTTGACATACGAAGAGGTGTCAGTGAAGTAGACGACCGGGCTAACAAAAGATATGGAACAGGATTTCCCTTCTCATCAAGGGCAGCAAAATGCGCACCAAGCCTCATCTCTACTCCATAAGTAGAGTCTCTAAAATTCAGTGTAACACCATTCGATAGAAGATCAAATCCTGAGTCCGTCCAACGACGATTCTCTACATGACGCTCCATCTCTGTGCGAAGACGATTATCTGGCACGTATACGTATAGGCTCATATTACATATATTAGATATGCTCCATGTAAGTCTTTACGGGTAAAAAGGTCACTGCGACAAACAGAGTTGCCAAAACTTGTGCTGCAACATTCATCATGAAATCTTTATTAGGCGCACGCCCAATTATCCATGCAGCTAGACTTCCAATTGGTGTAAAGTAGCCAGTAGTGATTCCTTTTGCAATGCTAAACATTGCGAAGTAAACCAATGCCATAATAGTTGGGTCTCCTTCTGTAAGAAGTTTTGCATTAATGATAGTAGTAACTCCAATAAACTCAATAAAATACTTGTTCATTTATAGATGGTTTAGACAAACTGCTGCGTATTTTTCTGCTCCACCTACATCTACCTGCATATCTCCAGTATTCAACCTTTTAGTATAAGTTCCCGGTGTCCCATCTTTGCATTCAGAGCAGAGTGCGGTTAGTTTGGTTACACTGGTAGCAAGAGGAATCAAATCAAGAATCTCTCCAAACTTCTTCTGATGAGCATCTCCATCCAAACCAACAACTAGGATGTGCTTCTTCTCGCTAAGTAATAGATGAGAGCAAAGGTGTGTAAGATGACTAAAGAATTGAGCTTCTTCTATGACAAAGCAATCGTAATTTAAATCAGAAAGCATACATAGTGGATTTTTGATATCCCATACATTACATGGAATTCTTTCTTCATTGTGCGTCACTACAAATGCACCATATGTATAACGATTATCAATATTAGGTTTAATTACAAGAACTCGCTTTCCAATCGCGCGCTGTCTACGCACATAGGAAAGAGCATAGCTTGACTTACCTGAGAACATTGGGCCAATAACAACTTCAAGTGACATTTAGTATACCTTTATGAATTTATAAAACAATTCCATTTTACTTGAAGGATATGCATAGCGTTTAATTTTTATTAAAAAAATGTTTAGTTTTAAAAAATGAACACTATTCCTTGGAATGAACTTGTAAGTGGCAGAGAATATATCCTACACCATGAGGCAGGAGGCTGTGAGGCAATGAAGACAACCCTAAAAAGAGTATTTTCTCATTTGAATGAAAGCGGACATCCTTTATGCGTTGATGATTCAATGGGTTGCTTAGTTCTTTATGAGGATGGTTGGGAGTTTACTCAAATACCATTCTAGGAACAATGTGCATAGCTTCTAACTCCTGACTCCACAACTTTACTGCGTAAGGGATCGTCTTCATCTCAAACTGTGTTTGTGCTCCACATGTTCCACACGAGTAGATGTTTTCCAAAGGATTCACTACTGCTAGTGTTCCGCAGCCTTTACAGAATCCAGTTGTAAACGGGTCACTTACATCCATGAGGCGCTCCTTCGTAAACATAGAAGCACCGTGTGATAGCATACAATCACGCTCCATCTCACCAACACGAAGACCACCATCTCGAGAACGCCCTTCACAAGGCTGACGAGTAAGCGAGACAATAGGTCCACGTGCCCGTGAATGCTTCTTATCAATCACCATGTGTTTGAGTCGTTGATAGAAAGTAGGACCCATGAAGATTTCTGCTTCCATCATCTCACCTGTCTGACCATTATAGAGAACCTCATTTCCATACGGGTGCATTCCTAATTCAAGTAGCTGCTCACGAATTGTTCCAACTGGAAGATGTGAATAAGGTGTTCCATCACCCAATGTTCCCTTCTCAACACAAATCTTACCATACATTGTCTCCATCAGCTGTGCGATAGTCATACGAGATGGCACAGCGTGAGGATTCATAATTAGGTCAGGACGCAGACCAGTTGCGGTATATGGCATATCTTCTTCATTCAACATGATACCACATGTTCCCTTTTGCCCGTGACGTGAGCTGAACTTATCACCAATCTCAGGAACACGCTCGGAAACTACACGAACTTTCACAAATGGATACCCATCCGAGTTTCTATCTTGCCACACGCCATCTACGCGACATGCTTCGGAGTTTTTATGAGTCGTGCTAGAATCACGATACGAATACCCATTTGCATCATTCTTGATAGAAGTTACCTTTCCAATAACAACATCGTTCTCACCAATCATTGCATTCATAATTGGCACACCCGTATCGCTGACTGCATGATAAGAGGATGTCTTAAATCCACGTGTATTCTCACGACGTGGCTTAGTAAACTTCTCCTCCTTTCCTGACGCGATATTACGATGCTCTTCATCCTTATAGATTGTGTAATAGAGAGTTCGAAATAGTCCACGATTAATAGCAGCACGATTAAGAATTACAGAGTCCTCCTGATTGTATCCGCCATAGCAGCCAATGGCTACCATGATATTATCACCGGATGGCATCTCATGTGTCTTGAGTGTATTCATCATGCGAGTTTCAACAAATGGTCGCATAGGACTACATAGAATGTAACCATTCTTATCAAGTCGCTTTGCATAGTTTCTAGCAAAGATACCCATCGCTTGCTTCCCCATAGCTGATTGATACGTGTTACGAGGAGACTGGTTATGGTCACTGAATGGGATAGAAGACGCCATGTGTCCCAGAATGAGAGTAGGATGAACCTCGCAATGCGTATGTGTGACAGTTAGCTCGCTTGCTAGCATCGAAACGCGAATCACTTCTGTTTCACACGGATCAATATATTCAATATTTGAGCGAATCCAATCATTCCACTCTGCGTTCTCCTTTGGCGGAGAAAGAATCTCGCCATTCTCTACTCGAAATAGTGGGCGCACAAATCGTCCACTATCGGTCTCAATATTAATGATATAGTCGCGAACATTCCACGAGATACCCGTATGAGGATGTAGTGAGAAGTTACGCTTTGCATTTCGAAGATACGCATGCACTTCAGTTGGCTTGTTAGTATATGCAACAATAACACCATTTACAATCACCATTGTTCCCTGATATATACTTGATAGAGACTTGACCCATTGAAGATATGGAATATTCTCAAGCACCGTTATAACAACACTTGCAGGAGTATGTTGTGTGATAGATGTCAACATTGCCATTGATTTCACAATGCCAACCGAATGACCTTCTGGAGTTTCCACTGGGCAAACATAACCCCAAGATGTGCCGTGTAGCTTACGAGGAGCAAGCAGCTTACCAGACTTTTCAACTGGAGTTTGAATACGTCGAAGATGAGAGAGTGTAGCAGAATATGATAGTCGATTTAGAACCTGAGAAACACCCATCTTTGTTGCATTTGACATTGATGATGCTGTTGTTCCTAGACCCTGAACGGTAAAGTTACCCGTTGCCAGAGCCTGCTTTAGCTTTCCTTCAATAGTTGAAACTTTTAGAATTTTATACAAATTATTGACATTTAGAATCTCAAGAGGACGAGGCGTGTCACCCTTCTTCCATACGTCATTATTTACCTCGTGAACAAACTTGCTTCGAATATCCTTGCAAACCTTCTGAAATAGTTGGCGAAATAGATGAGTAAGAAGTGCTCCAGTTGTTACTACGCGCTTATTTGGATAGGCATCTCGGTCATCAATGCTGATGACACCTTCTGAAGCAAGGATAAGTCGATGCACCATCCATGATGTGAGAAGCATCTTACGAGTATTGAGAATCTCTGCTGAGGAAGTATCACCGCCAAACCTCACGTGAGGAAGATACTCAGTTTCCAAAAGACTACGAACATACCCGTGCTTGTCTTCTGATGTGGTGCCATACTGGAGATGATGAGTTAGATATGTAATTGCGTCTTCACGAGTGTAGACTTTTACATCTGCACATTCCTTGAATGTTGCGCTCAATAGTTCAATATACTCACCTGTGGGACAGATAAGGAGTGCAATCTCTTCATCGGATTCTACACCAAATGCGCGATACATCACTCCTAATGGAATGTCCTCACGAAAGCGAGGAAGACACATGGTAAGTGGATATCCTAATCCATTGAACTTCGATGAAATGCGCACTTCTAGCTTCTTAGGAGGTGTGGTAAATGATTCATGAAGCGACTTCATCTCTGCAGAGAAATCATACTTTGCCGATGTCTTTTTGTTATAGAAAATCATGATACGATTATCTGCTACCTTCTCTTGACATAGAATCGTACGCTCTGATCCATGAATCAGAAAGTAGCCAAACGGATCATATGGACACTCTCCAATCTCCTCCTTTGATAGAGGATAGTCATTCATAATACAGAGCGATGACCCAAGCATTACAGGAATCTTACCAAGGGAAACTCCCTCAAAGACCTTTACCTGCTCATCAAACTCTGATAAAGTGTCACCTCGATATGTGCGGGCTGTGAACCGAATATCGCAAAACATCTGAGCGGCATAGGTAAAGTTACGAGCACGGGCTTCCTGAGGAAACATAGGCTTGATACGACCAGTAGCTTCCTGAATACGCGGCTTCATGTATGTTACATTCTCAAATCCAAGACGCAGTTCATATTTATACTTCTTTAGTCTTTCATCCTGCTCATGCCAGACCACAATCGGAGCCGTTGAGGCCACGATCAGTGGAATCTTGTTGCGAATGAAGTCCTCGAATGACTCAATTTGATGCTCTACGAGCTTGGGAATTCCTTGACTTTGAAAATAAGTTTCGATTGTTTCCCACTCCATAGTAGTTTTCTGAGATGTCTTCTTCGTAAATCTATTTATTCGTTTTTAACAATGGCGGAGCCGACATACAAAATTACCAAGATTGGCGAGGAGCAAAAGAAGAGTCCAATTAAGGCTGTTGAAGACCCCAAACTTGAAGGCGGTAAGAAAAGAAGAAAGTCTGTAAAAACTTTTCCAAGAAGCATTCTGAAAATTAGACCAGTAGCAGATCCTGCGAAACATCCTTCGCTTAAAAAGACCATGAAGAAACACACGATTCGTCTTTTGACAGATTCGGGTGTATCTTCTAGAAGAAAAACAATTAAACAAAGAGTGGATAGAATGTCTGATGAAGCAATTCGACGCAAGGCTATTGCCGCAGGAATATCCAGTGGAAAGGGTCCTATTGCGCTAATTCGTAAGAATGTTGAAGGCGGAATGTTTTCTGGTTTCATTTCTTCATAAAGAATAACTGAAAAAATGACTAGCATATGGGGACCTATGGGCTGGATGACACTACATTCCATATCTGCTAGTTATCCAGATGAACCAACAGATAGCGATAAGGCTATTTTGAATGAATATATGGATGCGTTTGCACATACTATTGCTTGTCCGATATGCAATACTCACTTTAATAGTCTATTTTATACATATAAGCAAAATATACCCACATGGGCCAATAGTAAGAGAGACCTATTTATTGCGGTTTGCAGAATGCACAATAATGTAAATGTTCGTTTAGATAAACCTCGTCCGATTTCAATAGCACAAGCAATTGAGTGGTTAAAGACTGCAACAAGTTACACAAATCAGGCAGAGTTCAAGAAGAAATATTTAACTTATCTTTCTGGTCAATACGGTATAACCCAATATGCTCAATATATGAGTGTAACTAAAATGAAAAAGATTACGGAAGAATATTGGAATGCTCGTGAAGTTTCATATAATTCTCTGAGTTTTTTAGAAGATGATATTCTCTCATTTAAGAATGAGCCTGCGGAACATAGGCTTATATTTCCCAGACTATCACTTAGAAATGTTGTATTTCGACCTAGAGGATAGATACAGTTGTCAGAGAATATTCTGGATTCCATGGAAGAGAAATACGTGGTTTCATTTCCCAATCGTGTCGCTTCATCCATGGATTACGAGTTTCAGAGTGAAGCTCGTCTGGATATAAAATACGACGTTTTGAAAGCCTTAGTGAAGTAGATGGCATAATAAATTGAAGTTGGCGATTCACATTGAAATTCAACTTCTTTCTACTCGTCTTAGTGTATTCTGGATATTTTAGAATGTCGCTCAGAAGAGGGGCGTCACCATAAGGATATACCCAATACCAATTAATTGGTTCACTATTTTTAAAATAAGCCCATGTCCAATGAAATGTCTTCCAGAATGCCTCTACAACTGGCTGAGTATTCGAAACTCCGTCTAGAATATGAAGATTGTATTTATGAGAGAATAGTGTATTATCCTTTCCAAGAATAGCCTTCTCTTCTGGTCTCTTTCGTAGTCCAATCTTCTCTTTATAGAAAGCCATTTCCTGCTTTGCAGCACATTGTAGAAACACTCTTCTTCCTTCACAGCTTGTAAGGTCTGGATTATTAGCCTCTTTGTAAGTTTGTAACACTCTATCATACCCGTCTTCTCGCAGAGAGAACATTCCTAAATTTGGCATGAAATCGTTCCCAAAGCAGAGAATACCGAGTGCCATATACTGCTCAATATCCATTGGTAACTCACGAAGAAGCTTCCAAATAGATAGCGTAGCAAACTCTGCACTCTTTAGTTTTGGATCATTAAACTCAGAGCTTTCTCGCAGAAGCCACATACTATAAGGATTTGATAGCTTATGGTGTTGTAAAGCAATAAGAATTAGGTCTGCATCTAGCCCATAAATACAGATGGTGCGTCTTTGAATATCTGGTAGTTTGCGAAGCTCGTAAATAAGCTTGTGCTCTCCTTCTCCATGTAATGCAGTTCCATTGATAACCGCATATGGAAATCGAGTCTTTAACGCAATCTCAAGTTCACGCATATAGGGCGTGTCTGGAGAGATTTGGTTACGATCAAATATACCATTATCTTCCTTAATGCGCATACGTCGATACCGTTGTTGAACAATCTTTGCGTAAGGAACTAGACCATCCATAGTAATGATAAGATGTTTAGGCTTACAAATATGTTCAACAATATATTCTAGTGCTTCCAGAATCGAGGAGATTGGCTCTTCGTCCTTCAAATATCGATGAATTAAACAGTTGAAATCAATTACAAATACATCTACTTCCATAAGTAGATTCTTCTTGACGGCTTCGATAATGCCTTTGTGGCTCTTTGATAGACTTGCAAAATAAAACGGTATTCCCATTCTGTATGTTATCTCGATTGAGTGAAAACTCTTGGTATGAGACAAATGATGTTCATGGCTGCACTTCTGTTTTTAATAGCGATATCTGCTTATATTTATAAGACTTCGAGTGAAGTTAAGGTTACTGGATGTAACTCATGTCCTAAAAATAGACAAGAGTCAATTTGAAGAAAAACCTTGCATAGAAAGTAAAATGTATTGGGCTAAACTTGCATTTCACGCGCTTCTATTCTTTGTGTTGGTTCCCGGAGTTCTTGTGAGCCTTCCTCCAGGGGGTAGCAGACTCACGGTCGCAGCTGTTCATGCGGTTGTGTTTGCTCTTGCCTGCTACTTTCTTATTCCTCTAGTTTTCCCTCGCCGTTAAGTATAAATGGACCTAATCAGCTCTGTGCTATCAGCACTTTTATTTGCAGCTTTTGTGCCAGGAGTTCTTGTTAAGCTTCCTTCAAATGGAAGCCCTGCAACTGTTCTAGTTATTCATGCACTTCTTTTTGCAGTTGTTACAAGTCTTGTAATGCGTTTTTATTGGCACAACATTCGTGGCGTGATGGAACGCTTTGGAAATTATGGCCCAACATGTCCTAATGGCCATGTTCCTGGAGTCAATCAGGGTGGTAAGCCAGATTGTGTCCCTGTTGGACGGGCTACATTTGATCCTTCTAGCAAACTTGTCTAAATCTCTCAGTATTAAGTAAATGTGGGTAAATATCTTACTCAAAGCAGTTTTATTTATGATCCTTGTTCCAGGAGTACACCTAAGTATCCCTCCTAGAGCATCACTACGCGAACAGGCACTGATCCATGGTGTAGTTTTTGCAGTTGTAAATTATTTTGTATATCGCAATGTTCTTCCTTTAATGGAAGGATTTCACCCTGATTCAAAAAAGGACCAACCTTGCCCACCTAATTCTGTAAAGTGTCCCTCTGGAGACTGTAAGTTATTTAGTGATATTTATGGCATTTGTTAGAAGTCATACTCTGGATTCATAACTGTGCGGTTTCCATCCCATATAACCTCTGCGTTAGTAACATCAATCAGTCCAGGCATGTCATCCTTAATAACCACCACGAGCTGACGAATGTTAGTCAACTGCTCTCCTGATGGCTTTGTCAGGTCAGTCTTTCGGCGAGTATAATAGGTTGCATCACCAAACAGCCGAGCCATATTTATTCCAAAGTCAGGATGGTAGATCACGTTGTGAATAAACTCACGTGTTCCCGGAACAAACTCTGCATGAAGAATTGGTGCGTCAATAGGTGAGTAGGTATACTCCATCGCTACAAACTTATACTCATTACTAGGGTTGTGTTCTGCTGCGATCAGCATGCGTTGGTAGGTAGCATAGTCCATGTTCTTGAGCATGTGTGCGATACATCGCTTGACATTGGGGCTTTCGATTGAAGAATTGTACATTGATGGGAGCATTTTGTTGGCTGGTAAGATACACAAAAACTAATCCGTTTTCAAGGAAACTTTTATAAAACGGATTGATTAGACTCTAGTAAGTAGACAGTAAGCTACAATGAATGAATACTATGACGACTGGGACGAAGATTATGAAGATTATCTTGATTATCTTGATTGGTTAGAGCAGTCTTGGGACTAAAAACGGATTTGTCTGCTCTAATTGGAAAGATATTAATGTTCAGAATGCGTTCCAATTATTACAATCATTCAATTTGGCCTTCACCAGTAGCAAAAATGGTCGTCAAGAATCTCGGGCTTGATCGTCTTCCTTATGGAGAAAAGATAAAGCGTATTACGCATGACCAAGCATTAGAAGTTCTTCGCCGAAAGTCTGGAAAGGAGACCATCGAAGACTTCCTTGCGATGGACAAACACAGCGCATGGCGTGCTATTGGTGCGCCACTGGATTATCGTGGGAATGTTCGAAATCCTCTGTATAAATACAAATACTAAACAAAAACGGATTTGTTGGGCGGAAACATTTTTGCTTTATAACAATGAGTGCCTACGTATATACTCTAAACCTAGAAAAGGGTCGCAAATATGTCGGAATGACATCAAATATTAATAGAAGATTAGACCAACATTTCAATGGAGATGGTGCTAAATGGACTCAAAAATATTCACCTGTTTCAGTGAATAGTATTCAAAAAGTCTCAAGTGTAGGCTATGCTAAAAAACTAGAAACAAAAATTTATCATAACATGAAAGATTATCACGGCACAGAAAAAGTTCGTGGAGCCGGTCATACTAGTTCAGTTGAAAAATCAACATCTAAGAAAACAGGAGCTTGTTATAGATGCGGTAGAACAAGTCATTGGTCTCCTGATTGCTATGCTTCAACACACATAACAGGTTATAGTCTTGATGATTCGGACTCAGACTGATCTAATAAACTCCCATTTCAAATATTCACAAATCTTCTTCCAAATAATATCATGTGCGATGAGGCGGTCACGACTTTTTAGCAGAGGAAAATAAATCTTATATTCATCTAACTCTAACAGTTCGAAGAACTTATACAAAATATACGAATAAGAAAGAAAATTGGTACGGTCATTAGGACAATATAGCAAAAAGGGTGCTTGTATTTCCTGAAACATTGCTCGTATTTTTTCCTCGATTTCTGGTGTGATAGTTGGAGGCGGATTGCCATTGAGTCTAGAGAGGATATGGGTTGCGTGCTCATAATACTTAGAACGGTTTAGCTTCTTTAAAATCTCTCGCATTCCAATCTCATTCAACTCGGCAATATTTTGAATACGGCGCTTCTTAATTTCACAAATAACCTCGTTCATTACCTCATCTGGAATAATTGTGCTCTCTTTTGCTTGAAACTGATTTAAAATCTCATTTAGATGGTTAATCTTTTTATAAGCATAGTTATTTCTTTCCTTTGGTGGATCACGAAACGATGGAAAGTCGGAAACAACTAACATATATTCTTCTGAACCACACTTTGGACATACAAGAATACCTTCTTCGGACAACTCTTCGCGAGCAATATTACACCTGTCGCAATGTTCTGTAGTATATGTCTTTTCAGTAATTTCTATTCCGGTATTAAGTTTCATACGAGTCGTAAACTCATCGTATAAATCCTTCTTAGAAACAGCAGTAATATCTACTGTCGATTGCGTTAGATATTTAACAAATGTGTTTTGATCAGCAGGAGTTGTGCTCATAGATTGAATTTTATCGGATCCACTGTAATACTTCAAAATGATATCGGCATTACGAATGTAATAGTCTTTTAGAGGATCCTGTTGTGCTAAGCGTATCTGTATAGTTCTTAATTCATCTTGTAGTTTTGTTACTTTGTATACGTCTCTCATATCATCCAATTCTTTTTGAATGTCAGTTTGACGAGATTTTAGCTCATCTATATTTGTATCCTTCATTTCAGAAACTAAATTCTGATGAATTGAATCTAATGTTCCAGACATAGTTTCAGATGCCTTTGCTTTTGAAACTGTATCTCTAGACTTCTTTATTCTAAAAATATTGTCCATTAGTCATTCTTCATTTTCTCCCTGAAAATATGAAATATAAAATTCCAAGACTTGCAAGAATTGTTGGAATCATATTCGCAAAACTAGTTTGATTAGTGAACGATTCTGTGGACGCCATACATTGTGACGAATCTACCTCTTGACATTGACTACCATATAAATCTGGATCCATATCTTTGTTAACAAATTTAGCTTGTGTTCCTCCACTAGTTGGACAGGACATACACACGCAGGGCGGATTGGCATCAGATACTAGAGCTGTAAACATATGAAGAGGATTTAAGCCCTCAATATCATCTGCTACACCCGGAATAAGGCCATTAAAATCAGCCCCTAACTCAGAAATAGAAGATGGAAGAGCTGCTGCTCCAGAAGACATATTGTTTATGTAGTTGTATCTGGGGTGAAGTGATCCATCTGGTATCATACACATGCCACCAGTGTTAACAAAAAACTGGTTTCCAAGTGGAGGATTACCAGTTATCATTGCCTGAACGTAGTAAGACACAGCATTTGCGTTTGAACCAAGTTGACCAAACGAACCATTTGAACCAACACCTAAAGATGTTGGTCCAGTGATATGATCTGCATAACTATACGATGGTCCTAAAATCTCCTCTCCTACTCCTTCCGCAGAGTTCATAGCTGCATATAGCGGATTACCACCTGCGTCGGCCATTATATATAATCAACGACTTGTTTGCGAAAGCTCTCATTTGTTAATGCACATGGTCGCTGAATCAAAATATTCTTAATAACATTCTGCATAGACATTCCAAACTTTTTACACATATAAATCAGACAGAGAAATGCGCTTCGATTAATTCCACATTCACAATGAACGTAGATCGTATTACAGGATGCATCAGCAAGAAATCGATTCATTGTCTCTTCAAACTTTGGATACCATTTTATAATGTCTTCCGTTCTATGATCTAATGCGCCAATACACGCATATCGTTCCGGAAATTCTCTCAAATACCATTCATTTGATACCCATTCTTCTGCACAATTAACAACATGTGTAATTCCAAGACTACTAAATGTAAATAAATCAATTTTATTTGCAGGACCCATGTATATTTTTGGATGAACTCTAGCAATTGGATCTTTTTCCCAGCCCTTTGAATTGCGTCTATATTTATCCCACTCCATTGGTATAAAACGTATTTATCTTTGACAAATTGATTTTACATCAAAATGGCTGTCTACGGTAATCACAATCTGAATCATTATCAGCAATATTTGAACTGTCCTGCCGCTACTCGACCGTCTCTCTTGAACGACTTTCTAAGTGACCCAAGAACGACTAAGATGGTAGATACGCACTCAACAAAATTCCATATGGCAATTCTTGTTAAGCGTGGGAAGATTCTAGCTACTGCAACTAATAAGATTGCATCACGTAGTAATGGAGCTTCATCTCGAGGTTGTCGAAACTTTATACATGCAGAGAAGAATCTACTTAGATCAGTAGGAGACTATTCAAAACTTCGTGGAGCTGATATTTATGTAATGCGCATTGGTGGAAGCATGGAGTTTATGTATTCACAACCGTGTAATGAATGCACCGTGCTTCTAACAAAATGTATGCGCGAGTATGGTTTGCGTAATGTGTATTTCACTAGAGCAGGGCACTAAATAGAGCTTCAATCGCAAGTTCTGTCTCCATGGGCCTTTAAAGGTATTCTACTCTTGATATACAATGAGTAAGCTTTACATTATATCGTTTAAGACTGAGATTGATATGGAAGATTGTATTTTTACACTAAATTGGGAGAAAGCTCTAGAAGTTCTAAATAAGAACCCAAATCAAAAGCAGATTGTTGAATACACTTTTGATTCTAATGGAGTTTCAGACCTTTGGAACGCATTTCATTATTATAAGGATGGTGTTCTTATTACCGATTATACTTAAATCAGTGACCCAAATAGTGTTCCAACGACGTAGGCAATTGCAACAGCTACTCCTGCAAGAACCGCTGCACCCATATAAGATGGAACACCTCCCGATGTATACGTGTTAGGAATATACTGAAGAATGAGAGAGCGTGGAGTGCTTAATGAAATAATCATAGCGGCAGCAAAGAATCCAAAATATACCATCAAGTTTTTTACCGCATAACGAACTGTATTAAATGTCTGGCTATGATTTGTCATCTGCATAGCTGGCTTATGAGGAGTTGTATTCATTGGAGAGATAAACGGGTCGACACCACCTGTGACAATCGGAGAAAAGGTCGTCGACTGTGGGAGCTGGGGATTCTGAACCGGGCCAGCTGCAAGAAGGTCACTTAAATCTGTCGCTCCGTCTGCCATTTATTTAGAAGAGAGGATTTCACATTGACTATCCTCCGCATGATATTGAAAACACTTACCATCTATTTTTATCACTTTTCCTTCTATTTCATGAACAGGTAAAGATAACGCACTCTTGCTTTGAAATGGTTTATGAAAGAGAAGAATCGCAACACCGAGTCCAACTATGAAAGAAAGCAGAGGAAGTGTCTCTTTAGAAACTGGGTTCATTTGTGTTGAGATGCGATGAAATTAAGAGACGTTGCATTCGCACAAGGAACTTTGATTGTCTTAAATTTAACACATCCAGATTCGGTATGCATAGGCTTTACATCATAAGGAGTTGGTAATCCTGGAACAGAGCGTAGGGGTGGTGTAAACACTACTGCAATGAGGAGTCCCGTAAGAAACCCAGCAAACAGCCAGAGTATGGAGAACATTTCTATTTTAATAGTGAGTAAATACCTAAGCAGAACGAATAAATAAAATTACACTTCCTTTAAACCCTGCACCACTCAGGTTCGCACCAGCCCCACCACCGCCAGCTCCTGGAGCTGTTCCGGCACTTCCATCATTAGCACTACTTGCTCCATTACCCCCACCATACCCACCACCACCACCGCCCCCTCCCAGCCCCACACTGAAGGCACCACCAAGACCTCCTGGTGAATTTCCAAATGCTCCATTACCTCCACCACCACCCCCACCGTTACCTCCATTATTACCAGTTACACTAGTTCCTCCAGTGCCATCTACCGATACGCCAAAACCCCCGCCACCACCATATTGACCAGCTCCACCATTTCCACCCGTATTATTAGTTGCACAAAATCCACCACCACCACCTGCCGATTGCCAACTATATGTATTACCTTGTGGTGTAATTACATACATTTGTGTCGTACCACCAGCAACTCCATCTTTTGTAGTACCCCCACCATACCCGCCACTTCCTAAATTTATTGTTATATTTGAAGTTGATGGAACAGGAATAGACTCAATATCTGTAATATAACCAGATCCACCCCCTCCACCACCAGCACCAGCACTAAGACCCCCGCCACCTCCACCTCCACCTCCACCTCCAATCAGTTTTGCAGTTATATATACTGTGCCTGTCAACCCAGTAATTAATGATGATATAGGCGTGCTTGCTATATTATTTGTATATTCAAAATAGTATAGAACAGTACCTGGCATTCGATTATAAAGTGTATCATAAAATGTTCCCCAATTTGTGCCACTGTCATATGATACTTGAAATCCAGTTGGACCAGTTACACCATTGGACCATCTTAGAAATGCTCCATTAACTTGAAACCCAGTTGGACCATATGTTAGGGAACTAGATCCAGTAATACCATTTCCATTATAATAAAGAACAGACCCAGTTGGACCAGTAAATGAAAATGCACCTGTGTATCCTGTGTAACCAGTTGGTCCAATAGGTCCTGTATCGCCTGTGTATCCTGTGTAACCAGTTGGTCCAATAGGTCCTGTTGGTCCTGTATCGCCTGTGTATCCTGTGTAACCAGTTGGTCCAATAGGTCCTGTTGGTCCTGTGGCTCCATTTAATGGTTCTTGCATCACATAATTCATTCCAGAATAAGTTCCCATAGTTCCAACATTAGTAATAATAACAGACATAGTTGAATTTGTTAATGCTGTAATAGTTCCTACTCCTTTTCGTGTTTTATCTATGTTATAAAGAGAAACAGTATTACCATAAAAAAATCCAATAAGATTCCAAGCAGGAATACTATAAGATACAGTATCTCCTACTTGAGGAGAATGATTTGGATTTTGTATTTGGCCAAAGCCTATATAAAATGGAGTATCACCAGTAGGTCCCGTATATCCTGTAGGTCCTGTAGGTCCTGTGTAGCCTGTATCTCCAGTAGGTCCTCTGATTAACCCAGGATAGAATGTATTTGCCGAAGTAATATTTGTCCAAGATGCCGCTCCAGTTGGTCCTATTTTTAATACATTATTAGTGGTATCAAAACCAGGTTCTCCTTCTTGAAGAGGCACTGTAGAGCTTGTCCAAGCAGCAGCTGTATCTCTCCGTAATTGAAATTTTACAATGCTTGTTGACATTTACTTTAGTTTCCAGATAATACGTTTGTTCAACTAGAGCCTCCAGATAATACATTTGAACTATTTGTTCCACTATTGCCTCCATCTAAAATATTCGATGAATTTGTTGTCGAACGGTCTCCCGAATATCCAATTATAGGAATTTTAGGAAAAATACATTTAGTGCATATTTTAGTATATGTTAATGTGTTAAAATTTGGATTGCAATTGGCTGTTGATATAAGACCGTTGCCTGATAACATACGAGCAGGATATTGAACTTTAGTATTTGCAACTTCTGCTAATATACGACATTTATTAGTATAAGCCTGAGAGCTCATTTGTTAGTAGCCGGTATTCTTAGTTTACGTTTCACTTTAACAACAGGTATAGGCAGCACTTCTACTGGTTCTGTCTTCATTGCTTCAAATTGTTGGCGCACCTGCTCTACGGGAATACCCCGATACACCATCTCCAGTTTCAACTTTAGGAATTTGTCCATACTCTGTTATGGGAACATTTCTCACAGCATTATGCCACGTTACTGGTTCAAATTTAACCTTCTGAAGCTCTGGTGGCACTCCGGTTCCATGACTCATATAAAGAAAGTATGAAAATGCTGAAATCACCAATACTAAAAGAATTACATTAAACCACCACGAAAACATTGAATCCCGAACATTTTTAACCCATAATAAGTTATTCTCAATTTGAGAAGCCGTATCTTTCACCAAATGAAACATCTTACTGATTGATAAGAAGATTGAATGGCGTCTTTAACCACAGTATATATGCTATCGGTCTTACTATCAAGTGCAGCAGGAATGGGTGCCGCATTTGTAGGTAATAGAATTTATCCACTTACAGGAGGAGCAGCAGTCTCTCAAATTGAGAATATACAAGAAGCTCCTAAAGATAAAATTGTGGATGAGCCGACTCCTGTGTTGAGCAGTCCTTCAGAGTAATATTCATCTTTTTAAGTAAAAAATTAATATACTTATTTGTAGCATTGTGTGAGCATATAGTTACTTCTGATTTGCTCTCATGAAGAATACGTATTACCTCGTATTGTTCTTGAGGGGTTATAGTTGCCATACAAATATTAAGTGCTGAGTTCTTATACATTAGATGCTCTCGTATAACATCCATTACTAAATCCCACTAAATATTGTTAAAACGCATTAAGCGGCTGTGCATAAGGATTTTGGTTAAATGCCTTGAGATATGATGGATCAATTCTCTCAACAAGAGCATCCTCCTTGAGTGGAGCATTAAATCTGTAAGATCCAAGATGCTCTGCAGTTGCTGGTGCTGAAACTACACTTGCGCCAGCATTCATACGACCAGCATCGATAATTGCCTGCTCATTACGATTAGACTGCGCAGAGTAACTCTCAGGTCCAATTGAGAAGCCAGTGCCAGATGCACCAGCAGGATTGGGTCTACCTTCTGCAGTAAGTTTCATAAACTCCTGATAAGGCTCCGTAAATGCACGAACATATGGAGCCAAAATGGCAATAGCGCCTCCAACTGAGCCAAAATACTCCCTTTCAGTCGTCTCGCGTGCCTGAGGCTTATATGGCTGCTCGGGGTAAATCTTGGGGGCAGTTTGAGCTCCTACAGCCGTGTTTACACGGTCCATTCCAAGAAGCACAAACCGATCTGGCTTATTCTTCTTAACATCTGCCTGAATACCTGGAAGAGTAACCGAATTTGCACCAGGAATGACAGGAGGCTCATACGAAAGCTTGGGCTTTGTTACTACACGTGTTTCATCAGTGGTCTTCGGTAAAGCAAAATTACGAAGCTGCTCTTGCTGAAATCCACCCTTTGGAATATTTGTGTAACCATCATTTGCTCCTGGACCTACCTGAACTTGATCGATTGGAAACACATTCTTCATGTTTTGACCACTTACCATACGCGACTGTTCGAACTCAGTCTCTACTTGATTTCCAAATGGTTGCCCAGTGCCTGGCTTTCTATCAAAAAAAGAAATGACTTCACGCTTCTGAAAATATTCCTTGCCAGCACCGGTATGATTATCTAGAATGTGATCGGTGGCACCAGAATACATACTTTGAGTTACATTAGCTCCAAAGAATGGAACTTCATTATTATGGCCCTTCTGCTCTTGTGAATGAACAATTTCATCTTGAATCTTGCGAGTTGGGCGAGGCTCTGCTTCACTATTTGAATAATGCTCTACAGCCGTTGAATCATTTGCAAGAAGATAGCCGACTGTACCTAGTCCTAATAAAAGTGCTACTTCAATCATCTTTGTATCACACACTTACTTTTTCTTGTCTCTTCCAGACTCTGATTTTGGAAACATATTTCCAAGATTCTGAGGCCTATGTTGAAGCCATGTCATGTTACGATGAGATTGGTCTTGCTCAGAAGGGGGTTTTGGTACAAAAGCAGGAGCAAATGGAACGTCTCGCTCTGTAATTTCATATAGCTTACGATTAACAGGTGTATCCAATGAGTAGTTCATTATTCAGTGTTCTTAATTTATTTTTACCATGTTAGCACCATGCGAAGTTGGACTCCATTCAGACCATCCCATGCGATTAAATGCAGAAACTGTCATTCTGTTTAACATACCTCTATACTTGTCAACAAGTTTTTCAAATGCAGAATTATCTGTTCCAGAAATTGGTAAAGGAAACTTGACAAATCTGTTATTTGGCTTAACACCATAGCAGTTCACGCCAAACTTATTAGCTGGATTGAAGTAACCACCGTTGACACCAGGTCTTCCGCATCCTGTTCGTTTAGTTGTATCAACTTCTTGCTGAAGAGTTTGCCATGTGGAATCCTGTGTAGGAAAGAGTGCCATACCACCCTGTGACCAACCATAGCCACACCATTCTGCTCCAGCAGCATAAGCTGTATTTATTTGATCATATGTTGCAAGTTCTCCTCCATACGCAGCGCAAACAGCTGCTGCATCATCATATACATAATCATTTCCACTTACATAAAAAACTTCTGGTTTCTCAATAACTTGAGCTGTTACAGCAGTTGCTGGAGCAGGTGCCGGTCCACTTTCATAAAATCCAATGTCAATTCCATCACCTGTAGATGAAAAGCGAAGAACACCTAACTTAAAAAGGACAAATCCGAGAGAACCTGCAAGCAATAAGACTACAAGAGAAGCCATTATATTTCCAGTTGATACTGTAACAACTACAGTTAGTAGAGCCAATCCGGAGATAGACGCCAAGATTATTGTTGGAACAGGCAACATATTAATTCTCTAGGCGATAATAAATCAGTATTTTCATTTTGTTAGAAATTGGAAACTGTTTAGAACCATGCTCTTGCACCTGACGGTCATTTAGCGTATACCATGAACTACCTGGCGGCATATCTCTACCATATCCCCACCAATGTCCTCCATTAAAACAACTCACCGAAATAAGAGCATACTGGCGTTTATTAAGTGCAAGAATACTAGAGTAATCAATAGATCCATCATTAGAAACCATATGAAATACCATCACTTTTGGAAATGACCCAATAAGTTGTTGCTTTTTACAGCCTAGTTTATTACACTTTTCACATTTCCAACCTTCAATTGCGTGCTCTTGAACTGTTTCAGAAATACAATCAATCATTGGCTTATTTCCTTCTTCACTTGCAATAGTAAACTCAACAACACTATCTTCTTTTAGCTGTTTATCTTGACAACTTACACAAGTCAATGAATCTGCAATTTTAAATCGCATAAGTTCATCAAGAAAGGGAAGTTTGTCACACAGATATACTATAAGCTCGTGTGCGTCTCCAATTCCTCTTCCTGCGGGCATTACTTCTGTGCGAACAGCCTCAAAGAAGTCTTTTAGCCCATCTTCACCCTTTGATTTCCAAATTTTTGAGAGACATTCATCAATGATATTATCCTTGTCGAATGTATCATTATTGTAACGTTCTTGCACCTCTGGAATACGAAAGATTCCTTGCAGACATGTATTTACCCAACAGCTTCCACTAAAATTTTTTAATCCGAACATCTTTAATGTTGAAACTTAGAGAAATCTGTTAAAAAGGGTTGAGGTTCGTTTTCGTCGAAAGGAAATGCATTTTTAAAATCTGGATTATACTCGTAAAGCTCGTCGTCTGCTTGATCTGATTCGTGCTTACCAGAGGGCTTACCAGAGGGCTTACCAGAGGGCTTACCTTTCTTTGTGCCAGGAACAGATATCACTTCAGGACCATATATATCAGGATATACATTCAAATCAACATCTCCAGAATTACCACCGCTTGATGCAGGAATTGGTTCCACTAACTCTGTTGTTTTTGGACCATAAATAGGCTCTTCGTATGGGTCAACCTTCTTTGGCCGTGGTCCAGTCTTGCCAAATTTACTTAATGTTTCCAAAAGGGCCTGATTCGTCATCTTTTCAGAAACTGGTCTATAAAAAACTATTATTGCCAGTGCAAGAACTAAACCTATCCAGATATACTCCATTCTTCTCTTTATTTAGAGTAAAGAAATGCCATCTAAAAAAACACGTAAGCAAAGAAGAAATCGTCGCCGCACTCTTCGCAGAAAGCGAGTAGGTGGTAGAGATAGTCAGACACTAATCCCACCTACATCTGCGTTTAGGGCTCCAGTTAATTCGACAGATATTGTCACAGGAATATCTAAGCTTTAATAAAGATGTCATTACTAAGATACAGTCCTGGTGGGAATGTATGTAATCTAGGAGTTAATTATAAAAATTTAGGTCCTACTGGCCCTACGGGTCCAAATGGTCAATCTAGTAATACCGGTGCTACAGGACCTACGGGACCTACTGGCCCTACGGGACCAAATGGTCAATCTAGTAATACCGGTGCTACAGGACCTACGGGACCTACTGGACCAACTGGACCAACTGGACCTACAGCACCAACAGGATATACGGGACCTACTGGACCAACTGGTCCTACTGGACCAACTGGACCTACAGCACCAACAGGATATACGGGACCTACTGGTGATACTGGATCTACTGGACCTACTGGACCAACTGGACCTACAGCACCAACAGGATATACGGGACCTACTGGTGATACTGGATCTACTGGACCTACTGGACCTACTGGACCTACAGGACCTACAGGACCAACTGGAACATTTACATTTTCTGGTCCTACTAATTCTATCTTATTTTACAATGGCGTTGGAGTTACTGGAAGTAGTGATGCTACATTTAATTCAAGTAATTTATATTTAAAATCAAATATTGCAGACATCTATGCTGCTACTATTAATATTGGAGATGGACTTGGCTCGGGATTTAAATTTGATGGTACACGATGTACAGTAATAGGAGTTAATGGTCTAATTATTGATACAAATTTAAGTGCTGGTTCTATTAGCGATTTAAGTAATTCTGTAGGTACACCAAATCAACTTTTAAGTGCTGGGCCTGGCGGTGGATCATTAGCTTGGGTATCTCCAAATTCAGGACCTACAGGATATACCGGTGATACAGGACCTACAGGATATACCGGTTATACAGGTTACACAGGTTACACAGGACCTACAGGACCTACAGGATATACTGGAATGTCTTATACTCCATCATTTCAATTTAATAATACAACTGATTATAATGTTCTACTTCCAGGAGAATATTGTTATAATGCTGGAAAAACTATTTTATATGTAAGTGTTTTTACATCAGATCAAATTAATTGGATTACTTGGATAATTAATTCCGGACAAATCTTAACTAATAGTTTTTTAATTAGTTTAGTTGAAATTCCAGGTGTTGCAAGTGCCGCAAGCAGTGAGATCGAACTTGGCAATATTTTACTCGTAAGTGGTTCAGTTTATAGTTTAACATCTATTTCTGGTTGGAACACTCTTGGTATTGCTTCTCCCGGTAATTTTTCAGTATTTACTGCTGCTATTATGGGAACAAAAGGAAACACTGGACCTACAGGATATACCGGTGATACAGGACCTACAGGATATACCGGTGATACAGGACCTACAGGACCTACAGGACCTACAGGACCTACAGGAC